GTTAACCATTTTCTTAGCGTATCTTGTCATGATACCCTTGATAGGTGTGAAGTTGAATGGGTTATACATAGTTGGAGTCAACTGTAAAGGAACATATGGAGCGTAAATGTAACCAGTATCCAACAAGCTAGTACCTTTGTGTCCGATTAACACTTGGTTAGCTGGGAAGTAAGGGTCACGATACACTTGGTATCTTCCTGACAATGTACCGATTCTTTCGATACCCATGTTGTATTGGTCTTGGTCAGGAGCTGCGTTTGATACGTGGAAGTATTCCAAATCATCAAAGATAGCTGAAACTTCAGAAGATACAACAATCCAGTTAGCTCCACCTCTCAATGTTGATTTGTGGATTTGTGCTGACAATTGGTTGATTGCTGTAATCAAAGTTTGGTTCCAATCTTTTTGAGTGTATGGAGTAGTTCCAGACTGAGCTAGTCTCTTCCAACCGTTGTAATCCCATCTCAAGTTCCATGCTGCACCTTTTCTCAAATCACGTAAGATTTCTCTGTCGATTTCAGCCGCAACTTGTTCTGACAATAAAGCTGTTAATTCAGCCTCAGCGTCAATGTTGTGGAATGCTGCAACGTCTTGAGCTAATTCAGGAGACCATTGAGCTCTTAATTTTCTTTCTGTAACTGAAACAGTAACTGATTCAAGGTCAAAAGAAACTTCACCGATTTGGTCTTCAAATTCCAACTCTTTGTACAATCTGTAAACCGCGATGAATGCTGAGTTAACTGAAGTTGTTGATGAGAATGTTGAACCTGTGTAACCATCAGGAGTTGTTTGACCACAAGAAACACAAACTGGTTGTTGTAAATCAATTTCTAAGAAAATGAAACCGTTAGCATCACATACGTTGTAGAAAGAACCACCTGAGTTAGCGTTATAACTACCAGGACCATTAGGGAAGTTAACCGTTACATTATTACCATATTGAACAATACCTTTACCATATCTTTGAGTTACTACTCTAAATAAGTAAGGAGCTGAAGCGTTAGCTGCAGTTGTTGGGTTAGTTGAAACACCAAAAATGTTCAAACCTGACAAGAATTCTTCAGTATCCATAGTGTTACCGTTAGGACCAATCAATTGACCAGCACCTGCACTTGAGAATCCACTCATAACGATAATTACTTTTCTATAATCATTTGTTGAGTATCCAGTAGGAACTAAGTAACCAGCCGCATCCCATATGTAAGTCACTGTTGATGCAGTAACCGCAGTCCACTGACCTTTAGAGTAATCAAACAATCCTGGTGGGTCCAAGTTTGGTTCGTTACCTTCGTAGAATAAGTCATACAAATCTTTGTTAAAGATAGGATTGTAATCACCAGTACCTGAATTGTAACCAGCATCTGGATTACCTTGATAGTTTCCTGGAGAACCTATTGGAGCGTAGTGTGAACCACTATCACCAAAGTATCCGTTAGTAGAAGTACCACCAGAATAACCTTGGATTTTAGGTACGAAGTAGAACAATTTACCGATAGGTAAGTTCATTGCTTGTACAGACACGATGTCGTTAGCTAATAATTTAGAGAATACTCTTCTCACGATTGGGAAAACAACTGTTTCAAAAGAACCAGAGTCAGAAGTTGAAGAAGCCTCATTGATTAAGTGTGAAGCTTGGTTTTCGTACAACTGTGCTACGTTTTCTTTCATGTGACCTTTTAATCCTTCCAAAAAGCCAAGTTTATCCCATTTGTTAATTGTGTCTTCTTTGATAACTTTTAAGTGTTTTAAACCAATGTTACCAACAAGACCGCTTTCTAATAATGCACCCATTTTAATTTTATTTTGTTTTTAGTTTTATGTTTATTTTTATTTTACTATTTTAGACATAATATCTTTCATTCTTAAGAATTGTGGATTTTCATATGTCTTAGATTCAATCAAATTTTGAGCTGAACCCGATACTGGAGATTTTTCAATCTTAGACATAGATTCAGTTACAACACTTTGATTATTGTTATTTAATTCATTTTTAATTGAGCCATATAATGATTTAGATTCTTTTAAAGTTTCAACATCATCAAATCTTCTTAAGATATTAATCTTTTCTTGTTTTGTAGTTGTATGTTCAGTAAACAATCTTGTAGCGTAAGCCAAGTTTGAGTTGAATACCGCAACTTCATTCAATTTATCTCTGAAAATGTTTAAAGCTTTTCTATACTCTTCATTTTTTTCTCTCAATTGAGTTACTTCTTCAGAAAGTGCTGAATTTGGTTTAACTTTCATTTTTGGTAAACCTTTTCTCATTGGGTAGTTTCTCGTACCGTTTGATAATGTTCTTGCAGCTTCTTTAGTTTCCTCTTTTTCGTAATCTTTTTTACCTGGATGTGTTTTAGACTTATCACCTTTGTTACCACCAACTTTTCCTTCGTAGTCTTTGTAGTGACCTTTAACGTCTCCTGTCTTATGACCTTCTTTACGTTTGTATTCGTCTTTATTACCTCCAAATTTTTTAGCTTCAGTGTATTCGAATTTTTTAGGAGATAAATTCATACCAACTCCTTTAGCTCTACCTTTTGGTTCGATAGCAGCTTCTTTAGTTTCCATTTTTTTACCTTCTTTGTATTCGAATTTTGCTGTTCCGGTTTTAACACCTTTACCCACTACAGGTTTGGACATCATGGAACCTTCTTTTGTTTCCATCTTTTTTGCTTTATTTGTTAATGATGATTTAGTTAATTTTCCCATAACAGGTTTAATAGTCATCTTACCTTCATTCATGTCTTCCATATCATCATCATCATCATCTTCTTCGTCCATTTCTATTTCATAAACAACTTCATCTTCACCTTCTTCCATCTCTTCAGATTCTTCCATTTCCATTTCTTTCATGTATTCTTCTTCATCCATAGATTCGGTTTGGAACATACTTTGCATTAACATATCTAATTCTTCATCAGACATTTCTTCTTCCATTTCCATTCCCATTCCTTCCATTTCTTCAGATTCTTCCATTTCCATATCCATATATTCTTCGTCCATAGTTTCTTCTTCCATGTCACTTTCCATTTGGATAATGTACTCAGCGTCTTCGTTCTCATCTTCTAAAGTAATTTGGTCATCGTCTTTTTTTACGATAATACCATCATCATCACTCATAGATTTGAAAACCTTTAAAATCTCATCATCAGATGCGTTTGTAAGGTCAATTGGTTGTTCATCTTCCGAGTCCATATCAAAATCCATTTCCATACCCATGTCGTCAACGTCCATTCCATCTTCATCGTCCATATCCATGTCGATGTCCATTTTATCTTCGTCTCCCATGTCATCCATAGAATCCATTTCAATACCAATCTCGTCTTCTGCTTGTTCGTTAGTCTCTTTCTTTAAAGACTCTTTTACTAATTCTGCGATTTCTCCCTTCATTGTAGAAGCAAGTATTCCTTTTGCATTTTCAGTCACTACTTCTTCTAAATTTTTCATTTGAAGTAATGCTTCCTCGACTAATGACTTTTTGTCTGCCATATAAATTTTATAATAATTTACATAATAAATATATCCCAACTCAAAAAAAGTTGGTATTGGGTTGGCAGAAACCCAAAATAAATAAAAAAACCCCTCGGTTAGGAGGGGTTTTGATTAATCTTCAATAACTTCGTCAATTTTACTTTCCGATACCGCTGTGATTCTCCAATCATGTTGGAACCCCGTGTATCGTGAGGTAACCTTGGCTTCTACATCGGTTACCGAGTAACCTTTCACCAATTTCTCTTCTCTAATCTTCTTCAATTTTCCTGTGTTTTCATCAGGTAGTTCGTACTGAACTTTCGCTACAAAATATTTTTCATCCATGTTTTTAATATTATTTGTCCAAATAATGGTTTAATTTTTTCAATAAGTCAATAGAGCGATTCATTCCTTTTTCACTCACCCCAATATTTGGTGTTCTCAAATTCTTTTCCTCATCTAAATTTTCTTCAAACTTGTTTCTATCCTCAACGTTTGTGAATAGGTATGCTCCTGGTGTAGATGGAGATGATACTAAATCAAAACAAATTAATTCAAAGTCATCTTGTACTTCATTTTGTTCACCCGTCTTTTTCAACGAACCAACACCACGTGATGAAATACCCAAAGTAACACCTTGTCTTAACAAGTTTGCCGCTTGGTCACCCTTTGTAGATACAATACCTCTTTCGTGGAATCCAGGTGATGTAAGGAGCTTTAATTTACCCATAAGTATGTGTCCGTCCCACCATACGTCATTGATAAGGTGAGATACTCTGTCAAGGTCAATTAATGATGATTCAGGGTGGTTTAGTTCAGATAGTGCCGTTCCTTTGGCAATCATCTTCTTGTAGTTGTCCGCTTCTCTTTTGAGAATCTTTTCAGGATACACTCTACCATTACGGTTTGGTGTATTGTATTTTTGTAGTACGGCATAGAATTCAAATGGTTTTGAATAGTCCAACATGTTTTTGTTGGCTTGCTCTAATAAATTCTTATTGTGAGTTTCAGTTGGGGAAATATATCCCGCATCCATTTCAACCAATATTCCTTTACCTGTATCTTGTGGTCCTAATATTTTCATAAAAACATTTTAATAATAAATACCATCAAATTGTATCTTTTACTTTCTTTGAAATAGTAAAATCAAAATAGTCGTTATTCTTAAAATTATCTACGTAAATAGCTTTGGCAATTTTCTTAAGTTTTTCTTTTAATTTGGTGTCTTTAAATTCCATTTCTTCGTTGAGGAATAATGTGATTTCTAAATTCATAAAACTTTTTTTTCCATACACAATCCCACTTGTTCTTAAGTCTAAGTCAACAATATTCGTATCTTTGAATGTGTCATTGTCCGCAATTTCGTAAACTGTGTGTTTTATGTTTCTACTAAAGTTACCTACAATGCGTTCCCACTTTTCATAATTTTCTTTTGGAGATACCCAACTTTGTAAGTTTAGATATACTGATTTG